ATGACCGATGAAGAACTAAGAAAATTTTGTTTAGAGCAAGCTGTTTTAATTTCAATCAATAAGAAACCGCTAAACGAATTTGGACGTATATCTGAATCAATTTCATTATTTGATTTGTCTAATATGATTTTTCAATATATCAAATCGGGTGCAAAACCGATAGCGAAAATTAGCTTCCCTATTGGGGATATCGACTAATTTATTTCTTTAAATCAAGTGAATAAACAACTGGAATGGAGAACTTAACCGTATTTTGGCTCTCTGTTCCTGTTTTGTTTGATATTCCTGCATCTATAACTTTTATTGCTACTCCCGCTTTTCCATCTGTGCGATTCATTTCTGAAACAGTTAGATTGAATTCGATCTCATGAATCAAACTTCCCGATTTACATGTGTCGGGATCTTCATAGATCATTCTATTTACTCCATCTCCTGCGAATCTTGCACGGTGTGGATCAACTACTGCGGTCTCTTTTAGCTCTTCATTAAGTTCGTTAACGGCTGATATAATTCCGGTAATCGTTGCTTTTACAAAGTCTTTTAATTCCATGATACCTTTTAGAATTAGTATTTTTATATCTGAATCGGGTTTGAACTTACCCACATATAAAGAAGTGTGCCCACAACCACAACTAATGCGATTATTAATATAAGTTCTGTTTTTGAAGTTCCTTCCATATTATTTAATAGTTTAATTACGTTACACAAAAAATTATCTCTGAAACTTTTCCTTATTGATAGTTTTTCTCTATCACAATCATATTTATGTTGATTTATTCAATTCTTACGGCCGTTCCTTGTACTTCGTATCTGATGGTATTACTCTTTTATATAAACTGCTCCATATGTACGATGTTCGCTTCCACTTATTTTAAATATCACGTCTGTTTTGCCTCCTTTGGCTAACAGGCTTTCGTGCAATTCTTTGTTGCTAACCCCTCTAAATTCTCTGGGTATATATCCTACTAATTTATTGTCACTGCTACGATGTATCCCGACCGCAAATTTATCATGTGGATTATTCGTTTCTGCTACTGCATAACCTTTGTAAATTCCAAAATCGGCAAGGGTAATGCCTATATTATACATTCCTACCATCTCGTTATAAAAATAGCCTGCCGCTACTGGCGGCCATGCTATTTCTTGAATAGGTTTTGCTGGTGATACTTCGGCTGGTGATACTGGATCAACGGCTACATTTGATTTATTAGCTTTTATTGCTACTTTTATTAAGTAGAATAGTACTATGGCTATGATTATTGCAATTATTATTCCCATGATATTTATATTAAGGATTTGGTGTTACTCCTGTATCAGTACCGTTACTTGTATCTATTGTGATATTACCTCCGTCTCCCATTGGCGTATTCTCTTGCGATACATCAACACCATTGTTGATTGAGTTATCTTTGACTTTAACGGTGATAGTGGTAAGCTTATTGCGTTTAAATGTAATATCTTGCGATACAAGAGGGATTATTGCTCCATCTGACTTCTCCCATGTCATTGATAGCGGAATAGTCTCAGAATAAGTATCTAATATCCAAGATGAACCAGATCCATAAGTACCATGAAAAACAAATATATCCTGTACCTCAATATTTGGATATGTTATATACAAGTCTGACGCATCTTTTAGAGTTATTTTAATTTTACCCTCGGTTAATCCTTCTGTAATTACTTTTAGACCAAAACTCACTCTTTTCATTTCTATCCCCACATTCCCGTTTTCTATAGGATCGTAGTCTAAGACTTGTCCATAATATCTATCTGCTCGCAAATGTTCGACTACCCCCTTTCCTACTTCTGTACTGGCTCCATAAACAAGGGCAGTCATTTGAGAAGAAGTTGAATATACGAATGTATGCTGTACACTAACCCCTCCTCCGGGCGATAGAAAGAATGGCAAAAAATACCCTTGGCTATCTTTATATATTTTGTTTTTTCCATCAACCACCATCGTGCATTCAAACTTATACTTATACCCTTCTAATAGTTTTATATTCATATTGGCTTTATCATCAAACAGCCCATAAGCATACAACTTATATTCTCCACCAGAAGAAGGTTTAGAATATACTTGTATTCCGTACAAATCATTAGTTACAGCCCTACTCAAAGGAGATTCTTCTATATTTGTTATCTCACCAGAAAAACCAAGGTTAACAATATATTCTTTTGGATTAGTTGGCTTTTCGATAGTTGGTTCTTCGATGATGCTATTCCCACCAGAACAACTATACAAACACAATAAAACAGATAGAATAGAAAACAAAATTCTCATAATAAAAACTATTTTAGTATTTAACAATATAATAATATTAAGCCCAATTTTTAATACTTACAACTCCGACAACTATAGCCCAATCACTGATTTCTTCTACTGGCAAATCATATGGTAAGAATCCTTCTTCTTCGTTGAACGAAACACATTTTATAAAGCCTTCTCGGTCTGCTGGCATGATCTTTTTTACTATAATGCCGTCATTTGTAGCCAACGCATAAACCTCGCCCCACCTTAAATGGGTTCGGCTAGTCCATATCTTGCAGGCTACGATGTCACGCTCATTAATACTTTGTTCAGGACAATTGCGGTTTATCATACTACGTCCTCGAGTTCTTATTGTAAAGTCGCAATTCGCTAAATCAGGAATAACGTAATATTCGCAATCCTCTCGCTTTATAGCTACACTGAATCCGTTTGGGATACCACAAGAAGCTGCATGTTCCTCTATGTGTGGAATAATTTTCTCTTTGCGAGATTCTTCACAGTGAGGGGTTTTGTTCTTTCCTTTGAAATCTTCTTCAATTTCACAGTTATCATTAATCAAAATTTCTATTGGAACATCAAAGTACTTAGCAAGTAGGTGCAAATTGTCACCCTTTGGTTTACTACTCCCATCCATATATCTAATTATGGATTGTTTTGCAATTCCTGTATCTTGCCATACCTTATACGACGTAACTCCCTTTTTATCAAGCAATAGCTTTAGTTTATCTGCAAGAATCATATTTAGACTTATTATAAATTACCTACTTAGGTGATAAAAGTTACCTAAAAATTTCAATAGGTAACTTTTATCACCTATCTTTGTCGCATCAAAGTTAATCAATCAATCAAGAAATAACAAATTAAATAGATAGAATTATGAAAGCAATCATTGACTATAAAAGAGTAAATAGCGAATTAACCGGTGCAATCATGGTAAATGAATACAATGGCAATCTTAGCTACATCGCAGTAACAGCATCTTCAAGTAAAACATTCAAATCGATGAAGGGCGCTGAAAAATACATGGCCAAATTCAATTACGCAAAACAGTAAAAACAAATAATAAGTAAAACAATGGAAACATCAACACCAATTAAGCCGACTCTTCTTGAAATGGAGATCGGAGCAAAAGTAGCCTTCCCTAAAGATCGAAGAAAGTCAGTAAGAACTACAGCATCAGACATTAAAACGGATGAAGGCAAAGTGTTTACGACTTGGATTGAAGACGATAAACTATTTGTGAAACGCAATAAATAAAATAATCATGGTAAGAAAAATAACAGGAAAAGTAGAACCGGTTGCCAAGAAATGGCTCAGCAAAACCGAAGCAATGGCATACCTTGGAGTATCAGAGGATTATTTAATGACACTTAGAAATGCGGCCGAAATATCATTTTCACAACGAGAGAGAATGATATGGTATGACTTAGCGAGTATAGAGCGTTTTTTAACAAGAAACAAAGTAGTATAATGTTAACTCCTAAACAGTCCCCTTTCGCCCTAATCGGCATGTTTCTCGCCTGTTTGCTTGCAGAAGGCGAACCGGAACCGGGTAAATTAATCATCGCACTTCTGGCCGTAATTGTAACGGTACTGTATGTGATAGTATGTAACGAAGTAAATCAACGGAGAAATGAAAAGAGAAAATCTGAATTGTATCGGTAATTGCCGCCTCTGTTCCGTTCTGGGCGAATGTCCGGCCGATCATGTTCATTGCGAAGATTGTGGAACCGAAATAGAAACGGGCGAAGGTATTGAGGTCGAAGTTGAAGCGGTGCAGAACGGCCGACATGGTACGAAAATGATAACGGTATGTCCGGGCTGCTTCGCAGAGTACTATCAGGGAGATGAAACGATAGAGTTTGATTAAAAACGAATGAAAAGGATGAAAACTATAGAATTATTTAATGACCATTTCCAAAATTATAAGGTTTATGGGATTCCCAAAGCGCAATTAATTATTGCAGATGTGCCCTACAATCTTGGAAACAACGCTTATGCCTCCAATCCTTCTTGGTATGTCGATGGTGATAACAAGAATGGTGAAAGTGATCTGGCTGGCAAAGAGTTCTTTGATACAGATAAAGACTTTAGACCCGCAGAGTTTATGCACTTCTGTAGCCAAATGTTGATGAAAGAACCGAAGGAGAAAGGCAAGGCTCCCTGTATGATTATCTTCTGCGAATTTGAAGATCAGTTTAGATACATTGAACTCGGGAAACGTTACGGGCTGAATAATTACATAAACCTTGTGTTTAGAAAAGACTTCTCCGCACAAGTCTTAAAGGCAAACATGAAGATTGTCGGCAACTGTGAGTATGGTTTGCTTTTATATAGAGACAAACTCCCTAAGTTCAACAATGACGGACGAATGATATTCAACCGCTTCGATTGGGTGCGAGACAGTGAAACTCCAAAAGTTCACCCAACACAAAAGCCTGTTCCGCTGCTTCGAAGACTTATTGAAATTTTCACAGACAAGGGTGATACCGTAATAGACCCATGCGCCGGAAGTGGCTCTACTTTGTTAGCCTCTGCCCAATTAGGACGTAAAGCATACGGATTTGAAATAAAGAAAGATTTCTTTAGAGAGGCTAATAAGTTGGTTTTATCCCGAGTCCAACAATCGTTATTTTAACCTTCAACTCCATAAAAATAAATCAATTATGACACACTGGAAAACCCAATTTAATTACCCATATCTGGGTGCTCACAGCCTCCCGGAAGGCAAAGACTTAATCCTTACTATCCGAGAAATGAAGCGCGAAGAAGTGACCGGGGAAAACGGTAAGAAAGATATGTGCTTAATCGCATATTTTCACGAGAATGTCAAACCGATGGTAGTTAACAAAACCAACTGTAAAACATTGGAGAAACTGTTTAAAACGCCAGATATTGAGCAATGGATCAATAAGGCTATGCAAGTCGGCTCCGCTCGTGTAAATGTAAAAGGAGAAATGGTAGATGCACTTCGTATCAGACCATTTGCGCCAAAGCTGGGTGATGATAGATCAACCGTTGAAACCGGCTCTGCAATCTGGAACAACATTATAGACGGTTTAAAAGGCGGCTATACAGTAAATCAGGTTATCGCTAAGTACAAACTAACCAAAGAACAAATAAAAGAATTACAGAAACATGAAATCCGCTGAACAAAAAGAATTTGAATGGAAAGAAAAACGGCATGGTCTGATTACAGCCTCCGTTCTTCCTGATCTGATGAAAGCCGGCAAAGGTACGCCATTTGGCAAAGCCGCTTTAGATGTGATGTTTGCTGTTCGCTATGAACGCCGAACCGGAGTAACCCGAGAAAACGGCACAGCAAAGGCCTTCGATTGGGGGCACGAAAATGAACCGCTCGCCGTGGAATGGCTACGTACGCAGCTATTAAATGAAATCAAGTCCTGTACTACCGATTTTGAGGACATCGTATTTAACGAGCCGTTTGAAGGCTTTGGCGATTCGCCGGATGCCTATGTATATGGCTTTGATGGAAAAGTATCGGCACTGGTTGAAATTAAGTGCCCGATGTCACAAGGAAAGATCGAGTCACTGCAACTGCTACAGGAAATTAACGACAAAGATGAATACTATTGGCAGTTTCTCGGGCATTTCCTTGGTCGCCCGGATGTAGATACCCTGTATTATATCATCTATGACGGCTATGTAAATGACGGGCGTCTGCTTGAAATGCACCGGAGTGATCACACTGAAAACATACAGAAGTTGTATGACCGGGTACGACTGGCAAATGAAATGATAGACGAATCATTACGGAGTGGCCGGGATTTTCCGGAATGTATCGACAAGGCTAAGGAAGTTTTAGCGATAAAGGTTGAAATTGAAACATTAAAACCGAAAGCAAAAGGCAATGTCCCGGTACAAAATCAAATAACAAGGCTAAAAAAGCAATTAAAGAAATTGAAATTAGCAAGTACTGTCACAACACATTAACATAACATTTTAAAATATACAATTATGATGCACACTTGGTTTTTATGCAAAATCCGTTACGAGAAAACAGACTCAGACGGAGTTAACAAAAAAGTTACTGAACCCTATTTGGTCGATGCACTCAGCTTCACCGAAGCGGAAGCACGTATTATCGAAGAAACGACACCGTTTATCACTGGCGAATTTACCGTTACCGATATAAAACGTGCCAATTATAGCGAACTCTTTCCATCTGATGAAGAAGCGGCCGATAAATGGTATGCCGGACGACTTGCTTTCGTTGTGCTGGATGAAAAGACCGCAAAGGAGAAACGAACCTATACGAATGTACTTGTACAGGCCGCCGATCTCCGCGATGCTATGAAGAAAGTAGATGAAGGTATGAAAAATACCATGGCGGAATATCAATCTATTGCATTGAAAGAAACTGCAATTATGGATGTCTACCCATATCGTTCAAAAGATAAGTAACAACAAACCGGGTGAAAGTCCCGGTTAACGGAGCGTAGCTTAAAGGATAGAGCAGCGGCGCGCGCAGTAAAGACAGCAGTATAGGCGGTTCGATTCCGTCTCGCTCCACTACTAACAAATATTATCAAGATGGCAAAATACAACAATACCAAGTACAAAGGATACGACTCTATTCGCGAGTATAGACGGGCGCAAGAACTGAAACTGCTCGAGAAAAAGGGGATTATCTCTGGTCTGCAGGAACAGTGTAAATACGAGCTTATTCCGGCGCAATACGAGTATTATGAAGTGAAGGGAATCCGGAAGATGCTGCAGAAAAGAAAGCTATTGGAGAAGTCCCTGTCCTACTATGCCGACTTCGTTTATTATCGTGATGGCGAATTAGTGGTGGAAGATGCGAAAGGGATGAAAACGAAAGAGTATATAATCAAAAGAAAACTGATGCTTAGCATACATGGTATCAGAATAAAGGAGGTTTAATCATGGCAAAGAAAATCATTCAATCACAAAGTAAACCGGACTGCCGGAGGTGTAAGTATGGAGGTGAAGAAAAGAATTATATGTGTTACTGCTCCGCTCTGAGTGTCTTTAGATCGGTAGGCGTAAGGCCGTGCAGTTATTATGTTTCTCGATAATATGGATGGATATACGTTAATGGAACAAATGCGAAGAGCACGCAGACGCAACAGGCTTACCGCTACCGAACAAGCACTATTTTATGAATTAGTTGCAGTTTGTAATAGCGAGGGTTGGGAGGACGTTTTCAGTTGCTCAAACATTGAACTATGCTGTTCCCTCAATATCGACGAGAAAACTTTAGTTCGGGCACGGTTATCTCTAATTAATGCAGGACTGGTTTATTATAAATCGGGTAAAAGCAGAAGAGTAGTCGGTTTATATTCTTTCTCTAAAAAGTTCAAAGATGAATCGCCAAAGAAAAAGCCGACTACCGGAAAAAATACGGTAGATGTGCCAACCGAAAAGCCAACCGAAAAGAAAGGAGATACGCCAGCCGATGCGCCAACCAATATGGGAGCCAATCAGCCAGCCGATGCGCCAGACTATATTAAAACTAAAACAGAAACTAAACTAAAAGAACTCTCTCTATCTCTCGACGAGCTTTCTTTTATCTCTTTTGAGTTTTTAGATGTCTTTCTGTTGTGGCTGGAATACAAAAAAGAACGAAGAGAAAAATATAAATCTGATCGGTCTGTTAAGGCATGCTATGACAAATTAGTCAGACTAAGCGGAAATGATGCGAATGTAGCAAATGAAATCGTTAATCAGTCTATCGCCAACAACTGGGCAGGGCTTTTTGAACTTAAAAATAATTGTAGAAATGGAAACAAGGAGCAAACAAATGATGTCGATCAAACAACTATTATCATTCGGAAGGCCGACATCTGACCCTGTGCCCGCAAAGGATCGGGCAGAATGGTTTAAAGAGTGTTGCCGTTTTGTATGCAGCAATTTTCAAATAGACAAATCAAACCGAAATGTGATGAATCAAATATTTCTGTACATGGAAAAGGACAGGTCGAAACTGGACCCGGAAAAAGGTATTTTGCTTTGTGGCCCGGTCGGAACCGGAAAATCTACCATTATGCAGATAATGAACCGATACAGATACTTTGTAAGCGGACAGGATAAAGGCGGTTATCCGATGGGAGGTTTCCGTATTGATTCTGCTTCATTCATTGCAAATAGCTTTTCTATGCGAGGCAAGGATGCACTGGAATTGTACACGTACAACAATGGCAGTCCGCGCATGATGTGCTTCGATGAATTAGGGCGTGAACCCATTCCGGCAAAATACTTCGGTACAGAGTTGAATGTAATGCAATATATCTTTCAGTGCCGATACGAGCTCAGGAGAGAAGCCTTAACGCATGCAACAACAAATCTATCAATAAAAGATTTGCAACTTAAATACGGCGCTTATATCGCTGATAGAATTAATGAAATGTTTAATGTGATCGAATTAGGAGGCAGCAGCAGACGATGACACCGATAAAAAGAAATAAGAATCCAGCAGGTGACTTTAAAAAGTCAGTAGTTCGCATAGACCTCGATGACTGGAAGCGGCTCGACGCTATCAGAGCTAAATACAAATTCAAAAGTATCTACGAAATTATGCAATATCTGGTAGGTGCATTTCTGAGAGTTGCCGATCCGGAACACGAAGAAAATGACGATCCCATACCGGACGAAATTACGGAAATGTTCAGCGACTTTGCGCAGGCTGAGAGGCAGTTCAACTACTCAAAGCCGAAACGGGCATTGCCGCAACACGTGAAAGACGAGAAGAACGGACAACTACGATTTAAATTTTAAATAATGATTAAGAAACCAATCAACGCAAATTATTTGCAAGACGTTCCGGAACATCATAAGCCCGTGAACGAACAGAACCGGAGGTATATCGACCGATTCGTTACAGAGAATTACGAACGCTTAAACAGCAAGTTTAAAACAGACGAAAAGATCAATTCAAGCGGATTCGGGGCACTCGACAAGCTGAACGAGACACTTCTAAGGCTTTATACTGATCCAGAATTATGCTTTACGAACTGGCCGGATGCAGAACGGTATATGTCGAGCAAGTTCACTGAAAAAGAACTACGCGTCCCGGTTCGGAAACCAAAGAGAGGGGATGAAGTGGAGAATTAATTTAAAACAAATAAGAAATGAAGAAATTAAAACGTCTGCAATATGGTGATTTCCTGATAAAAGGCAAAAGCCTTATGGAAGTAATGATAGAGAATAAATCTTACAGAAGATATATCAACCATTTAGGGAGATTATCCAAAAATGTATTACCCTTTTAGCTATAAAAGAAAGGAATCAAACATGAAAGTAGGAGAATATTCATATTCTATACACGGACGAAATTACAGAATATGCGTGTGTGATTATTCAGACGGGAAAACACAAATATCAAGTCCCGTTCGTAACGAACCGCTTTACATCGACCGAGAAGAAGCCCGGAAACGTGTATACGAGTTGAACGGCTGGAAGTATAAACCTAAAATGACAAAGCATGAATAAAGCAGAACATTACATTCAACAGGCCACAATGGAACGGGTTCGTTCGCGTGACCAGATTCGAATAGTCGCAACAGAGGCTATTCGAATACAGCGAGAAGAAACGATAGCAAATGCAGTCACAGTATTTAAACAGATGTGCCCGTCAAGAGTAAGCAAGGGTTGTGCGAATGTGACTCACAAGAAAGAAGCTCAGTCAACCCGATGCGATGGGAATTGTAAGCGCATCAAGTATTTACTTGCTGGTATGAATAAGCTGGAATGAAGTATTTAATTAAACGGATTCAATGCGTATCGGGCGAAGTAACCGATACGCATTATGTGAACATTGAAACAAATAATATTGAAGCTACCAGAAAGGAACTGCACGAATGCTATCAATGCGATAGGATATTATTTAGTTATGAACAAATAAATAAAACACAATGAGCAGAAACCCGCATTACATTAAGATGATCAACTCGCAGCGCTGGAAGAATCTACGTTGCGATAAGCTTAGAACTAATCCGGTTTGCGAAGTATGCGAGGCAAACGGACTGAGTACACTTGCAACCGAAGTACACCACAAAACCCCGGTTGAATCCGTTCCGCATGAACTCGGGATGAAACACCTTATGTTTGACCGAACGAACTTACAGAGCCTTTGCCATGCGTGCCACTCTGAGATACATAGACGCGCGTTTAGCCATTCGAAAGAAGCAATTCAGGCAAACAACAGACGGGCAACAGAGCGTTTTGCGGATAAGTTTCTTTAATTAGATGGGCAGTCACAAAACAATAAACTGCATCTACAAAATTATCCGTGTGATCTAAATAATATTATTGTGAAAGATTATAGTGTTTCATACATTTGCTGTTGTGAGCTTACAAAACAAATATAGGCGAATCCCGAAAAGCCTTAGATAGAGTAGGAAAATAAAAGAAACAATATGGCAGAAAATCAAAAAAAAATAGCTGATTGGTTGCTGCAAGAATCAAAACAACCAAGATACACTTATAAATGGAGTAGTAATTTAAATAACAATTCTCTTTATTATTGGGCTACGGATACTAATGCCCCTAATATATTAACGACGCAAACTCTAACATTAGCATGCTTTGAACTTCCTCTTTGTGCTGCTGCAATTATGGGTATATTTAGCAAAGAAAATATAAAAGACATTTACAATCGCAAATTTAAAGAAAATAAGAGTTGGCATAATATTTTAAATGGCAATAAAATATTTTCTCCTTCTCAATTTAATTGGCAAAATGAGACTTTTGAAATTCCATATGGTAGCATTGTCTCTTTTAATGAGGATGAACATATTGCCATAGCGGTAGGAAGAGATGATTTGTCAAAAGAAAACAAGATTGTTAATCTATGGGGGGAAGAAAAGAAAGGCACTTCTTATATGGGCGTTGATTCAATTAAAACAATAGCTTTCTTGTTATCTAATAATGGTAAGAGAAATGTCGTCGTACGTTATTCTGATACAATTTGGTAATCAAATTAATTAATAGTACTCTCTTTCTCGCCTTCCTCTATTTTAGAGGGGGGCGTTTTTTTTTGAGGGCGACAGACCGCTCAAACCCACTCCCACCAGTTTTTACACGCGCGGAGAATTTTCAAAACGAGGGGGTATCCGTTGGGGGTGACATTTTCCGTTACAATCTACGAGCTACCAAATACTTACTTAAAAAACATACGTGTAAAAAGCGCGTAAAAACATGGCAACTTTAGACGACATAACAGAAAAAATCCGTTCCGCAATGGAAGCACAAGGCACATACACCCCTGAACTTGATTTGTGTATAGAGCTTTGTGCCGGGTCTTATATGGCGTTCCGGATTGCTCTATCTGACATCTCAAAAAAGCGGATGAAATCTTTCACTAAAGAGATAACCCGCGAGAATAATGAAAAGCTGGTTGCACATCCGGCTTTTAAAACTCTGTTTGATGCGCTTGAAGCCACTCGCAAACAGTTACGCGAACTTGGTTTGACATTGCAGACCCTTGCATCAGGTGAAGCCGACGAAGTAACCGAATTAATTGACGAAGTAAACAAGGCGGATGACTATGAATAAGGAGGAACTTATACAGCTAAAGACTGCTACCGTTGACGCATTGCGCTCCGTTGATATAAACTCTTATCAGTTAGATAAAGCGGATATCCGGTTAAACACTTATATAGCCGGATGTATAGGCAACCCGGAGGCGCATAACCTTTACGAGTTACTTGCGATCCGTCGTTTCTTTTATCTGCTGGATAAATACGACTTTAGACCCGGTAAGGTCCGCCGCTTTATTGTGTTTTACGAAAAGTTGAAGTTTTCCGGCACTAAGGGGCTGACGCGATATAAGCTAACTCCGGTTCAGGTATTTCAATTCACGAACATACTCGGTTTTTATAGACCAGGGACAAATAAACGCCTGATTCGTGACGCTCTGCTATTTGTCCCTCGTAAATTCAGCAAAACGACAAGTATCGCAAGTTTGGCAGTATTCGACTTGTTGTTTGGCGATGCTAATGCACAAGCATACGTTGCCGCCAATTCCTACAATCAGGCTAAGATATGTTTTGATGAAATCCGCAACATCCTGAAAGCGTTAGACCGGAAGTTGCGACATTTTAAGATTAACAGAGAGATCATAAATAACAAAATAAAGGGCAAAACCTCTTTCGCCCGGTGTTTGGCGTCCAGTCCCGACAAACTGGATGGGCTTAATGCAAGCACGGTGATAGTAGACGAATATTCGCAAGCCGATAGCGCCGCTTTGAAGAACGTTTTAACTTCTTCAATGGGTGCACGGCTCAACCCTTTGACCATCGTAATAACAACCGCCTCAGACAAGCATACAACCCCGTTCACTGAAATGCTTTCAATATATAAAGCCATTCTACGCGGTGAGGCTGAGAGCGATTCTATTTTCGCCCACATCTTTGAACCCGACATAGACGATGAAGAAGGTGATCCGGCAACGTGGTATAAAGTACAACCCCACATGGGGATCACGGTTTACGAGGACTTTTACAAGGACGCTTATCAAAAGGCGCTATATAGCGCACCTGACGCATTAGAGTTTCGCACAAAGCTCCTTAACATCTTTGCGGTCAATTCTGAAACGAAATGGATTGAGGCAAGGGAGATCGAGGAACGGTATAAGGCTATCCCTGTAGATAAGATCACAAGTCACCCGCCTACGATGGTAGGAGTTGATTTATCGGTACGTGATGACTTTTCAACTGTAACGTATAATATCTATTCCCCGGATACTAAGTCATTTCATTCCGTTACGGATTACTATTTTCCGGAAGGCGCTTTGCCCGGACACCCTAACCGGGAATTATATGAAGGATGGGTCAAGGCCGGATATTTGAAGCTATGTCCGGGCGAAGTGATTGACTACGAAATGATCGTGAATGATATTTTAGCCCGGGCAAAGTACTTGAAAATTCTCGGAATTGGATATGACCCATATAAGTCGGCTGAGTTCGTAAATCTATTATCCGCATCTACAGGAGATGCGAGCGACTATATTCAGCCCGTAAAGCAAACGTACGGTTCGTTTACAAGTCCGATAGAATCCTTTGAACTTGCATTGCACCGCAATAGAATGACGTTTGATCCGAATCCTATTACTCCGTATTGTTTTGGCAATGCTGTACTCGATGAAGATCGAAACATGAATAAAAAACCGGTTAAACGTACACATAATAGTAAAATCGACTCAACGATAACAAATCTAATGACATTTAATTTATTCAATAATTTAACAATATAACACGATGAAACTACGCTATAAAATAAAAAATGCAATCATTCGCTCTTTAGGATTGAGCAATTACATTAATACAAATTTCTCTTCACTTCCGGCTCAACCGATTAATGTGAATAGCACTGATACGGCAATGAAATTATCTGCCGCTTATCGCTGTACTGCAATTCTATCTGGAACAATCGCCTCTTTGCCACTACAATATAAGCGAAAAAAGAACGGAGTATTTGTCCCGGATGAAAAAGAAACTTTATACCGGCTTCTCACCCGCAGGCCTAATAATAGAATGGGTAGTTTTGAGTTCATTCGTAATATGGTGATACTAATGGTAAATCGTGGCAATGCGTATATTTTTATTCGAAGAACGTTCGGAGAACCAACTGCTTTAATATTACTTTCTCCCGGATCGACAACCTATGATAAGTATACAGATACTTATACGGTTTGCGATATTATCAATCACATAAATGGTGTGTTTGAATCAAATGACATCATTCACTTAAGACATAATAGTCAAGACGGAGGTTATACCGGGGTAAGCGTGATAGAATCTGCCTCTCGCGTTATGAGTGTTGCTGCAAGCGCAGATAACCAGACATTGAAAACATTTCAGAACGGTGGAAAGATCAAAGGTATTATTTCTGGTATAAAAGGTGAATCAAAAGGGCTTAACGCTTTATCCGACAATCAGACCTCCGATGTTGCTGAACGTGTCGAAAGTGAATTAAGTTCCGGGCGTGATATAGTTTCAGTTAGTGGTGACATGTCATTTTCACAGCTATCATTTACGCCTGCTGACACCCAATTGATCGAGAATAAGAAATTAACGGTTCTTGATATATGCCGTTTTTATGGTGTACACCCTGATAAAGTTTTTGCCGGACAGCCAACTAACTACAAGGCGTCAGAAATGGGACAAGTATCGTATTTAACAGATACTTTACAGCCTTATTTGAGACAGATTGAATCAGAATTTGAAACGAAGTTAATATACGATGCTGTTGCATTTGATTATAAGATCGGATTTGATCTATCAGTATTGTATCAAACCGACTTAATGACACAGGTGACGTACTGGAAAACTCTTTTAGAGATAGGCGGTATCACTTCAAATGAAATTCGCGCGCATTTGGGAAAAGCCCCTATTTCCGGTGGGGACATAATGTTTATTACTTGTAATGTGGCTCCGGCTGATTCGCCTAAGATACGGGGAGAAGCGGGAACACGAACAGAGAACGAGCTACCAAAAACAGAGGATAAAAACATATTGTAAAAAGGTAATTATAAAACAATGGAAATAAGAAGTTTTGGAGAAAATGCAGCCCCGAAGCTATTGGATGAAAGGATGATAGAAGGGTATGCAATCGTATTTGAGCGTGAAAGTCGTGTTATGTACGACTTAGAAAAGAAGCGTTTTTTTATTGAGGTCATCAAATCCGGGGCTATCTCTGATGAATTACTCCGGAGTTGTGATATAAAGGCTCTGTTAGAGCATAATAAGCAAAGGCTTTTAGCAAGGTGTAACAATGGGGAAGGTTCTTTATCCTTGGATATTGATGATTATGGATGTATGTACCGCTTTAATTCACCTAATACCCAAGATGGAGAATACGCAATAGAAATGATTCGTCGAGGTGATTTGTTCGGTTCTTCTTTCGCGTATATCACTGATGAAAAAAGAAATATAGAGTACTCGCAAAGAGATGGATTATTAATACGTACAGTTAATAAGATAGATAAAATATTTGATATTTCTATAGTAAGTGATCCGGCTTATTTCGGTACTGATGTAACAGTGAGAAGTCTTGGAACACATATACATCCGGTCAGTAAAGATAACTATCAAATAAAAATAGAGAAATTAAGAACATTAATTTAAAAATTACGATTATGAATTACTCAGAAAGATTATCAGTCATTAAAAGAGACATGAATGCAATTTTAGATATTGCAGAAGCAGAGAAAAGAGGATTAACCCCGGAAGAGCAAGAGAGATTTGACGCTTTAAAAAATGAACGGGATGTTATCAAGGTACGTATAGAAAAGCGTGCGTTAGGTACAATCGTTCCTCAAAATGTAATTGAACGTGAAAGGGCTTTCGCAGAAGCGGTTTGTTTATTGCGCAATAATGGTACATCAGATAAATATCAAGGTGTAATCATTAATAAAGGACTGGTTATCCCTCACGAACGTGCAGTAGGTAACATTATGGATACTGCCGCTTCCGACCCGTTGATACCCGTAACTGTTGGAGATATTATTTTGCCACTTGAAAAAGGGCTGATTCTCGACAAAGTAGGATGCAAGATGCAGAGTGGAATGTACGGTAAATGGATTCTTCCTGTCGTGTCCGGTGTTGAAGCCACTATTGAAGATGAAAACGCAGAGGTAAATGATTCAAAGATCGACATTTCTAAATTAACCCCTTCTCCAAAGCGTTGTTCATTATCCGTTCCAGTATCAAACGATGCCATTGATGAAACAAATTTTGCTTTACGTGATATTGTTTTGGTGCAAATAACGATGGCCCTACAACGTCTGTTAAACAAATGGATGTTTTCACCGGAAAAGATCACATCGAAGGCTAGTAATGGCGTTTTTGTGAAAGAAACTCCGAATATCGAATATACAACTGCTTTAAGTTGGAAAGATGTATGTAGATTAAAGGCGTCTGTATTAAAACAAGGGGTTCCTGCTGATGCAACATCATGCTATGTTTGCTCCGCATCTACTTATGCCGACTTAGAATCGACCCCGCGAGAATCGGGAAGTTCACGCATGATTCTGGAAGATGGAAAAATTAACGGCTATCCGGTATTTACAACAGAATACATCAGTGATAATATTCTTGGTTTTGGAATATTCTCTTATGCGCTCGTTGGGCAATTTGGAGAAATGCGCTTAACCGTTGATCCGTACACTGGGGCAAAGAAAAACCTTACCTATTTTGTATTAAATACAAAATTTGATGAATTACCAGTGCGTCCGGAGGCATTTGCTATCGCAAAAAAGAAAGCGTCTGCCGGAGCATAACGACCAAACTAAGTATTAATCAAAGGCTGGGGCTTCGGCCTCGGCCTTCTTCATTTCTAAAAGATGAAAGAATACGTAACACTTGAAGAGTTAAAGCAACATCTTAATGTTGATTTCGACAATGACGACGCTTATATACAGGGGTTGATCATTCCGGTACAACTCAGTATCGAGGCTTATCTCAATGCCCCGATTGAATCGTTCGTTAAAGACGACCGGATAGACCCGCGAATCTGGCATGCCATTCGTATTATAGCTGCAAACTATTATGCGAACCGTGAAGATATAACTTTCGCCACGCCTAATATCATTCCTGGTCATATTGCCTTCTTACTTCAACCCTTAAAACGATATACATAATGCAGGCGGGACTATTGACAGACATTATAAGTTTTCTACATCCCCAGACGATTCGCGATGCTTTGGGCGGTACGTCTGAGAGATGGACGGAAGCTTTCAAGAAGCGTGCGTGTGTCCGGTATAAATCCGGTACGCGCAAAGAGATAAACGGCGAGGTGCTCAACACTCACACCGTCACGATCATGGTACGTTACAGCAGAGATATAAGCGAAAAAATGCGCATTGTCTACGAGGGACGTAAATACAAAATAGCCTTCATCCATCCGGATAGAAAGGCACAGTCTATAACCATCGAAGCAGAATTAATCAATGAGTAATATCGTACAAGCATCCTACCGGGTTGAGGTTGACGCCTCTAAGGTTAATGCGTTATTGGCCGCACTGAATGACAAGGAGGCAAAGAAGGCTATTAAATCCGGACTCCGTAAATCAGCAAGTATCATTCGAAAGCAAGCGCAAAAAAATTGGGTTGCATCTGTTCCGGGTGGGGCTGGATTGAAAAAAGAAATAAATATTGCAGTTTACCGCAATGCGTCCGGCGCACGGGTTGACTTACTCGACAAACGGCGGAAAGGTTCAAAACAGTTTGTTTTGAAATTCTTCGAAAGCGGTACGGAACAACGAGCTACCAATAGAGGAGCAAACAGAGGTATTATAGAGGCTACTCACTTTTTTAAAAGCGCAGTAGACTCTAAAAAAAGTGAGGCTGAGAACTCACTGGAAAGAAACATTTTGGATTCAATACAAAAAGTAATAGATAAAAAGAAATGAGCTTATCAATCAGCAAACATACATTCTCAAAACTCAGTGAGTCGGAAAGTTTAACGCAACTTGTCGGAGATAGGATTTATCCTATTTCTACTAAAAACGCTACTTCTTTCCCGTTCGTTTTGTATAAGCGTAGTGCACTTACTCCGGCTTATACAAAGGATAGATACGCCAACGGGGATAGTGTCACTATTGAGGTTATTGCCGCCAGCGATAACTATTCAAATTCAGTCGAGGTTATTGAGGCGGCACGCAAAGCGCTTGAAGGGAAGCGGGGTAAATACGACGATTTCAAAGTAACGGGTGCTAAACTTATCGCCGCCGATGAAGATTTCATTGAAGAAACTTTCATCCAGCGACTTACATTTGAAATTGAGACGGATTCAGTAGAGTAACTAACATTTAAATATTGAAAACAATGAAAGCAAATGCAGTATTAGGAAAAGATTTCATGCTATTTGTCGGCGGAAAGGCGCTGGCGTTGGCTACATCCTGTAAATTGTCAATCTCGGCCGAAACGATTGACACACAAAGTAAAGATTCCGGCATTTGGACGGAAAAAGACATAAAAAAATTGTCTTGGAACGGTTCAAGTGAAAACCTATTCAGTGCAGACGATAAAGTAAACGGATATGATGTTCTTTTGGACTTAATGTTAAAACGCAAGCCTATCGAAGCAAAATTCGGTATTCCGGCAAACGCAGATTCAGATGAAGTTCCCTCTCCCGGTTGGACTCTTCCGGCCGCATCTTATTCCGGTAATGTCTTAATTACAAATCTAGAATTAAATGCACCTGATGGTGATAAAGCAACTTTCTCCGCCACATTCGAAGGCACAGGAAAACTTAGCCCTAGAGTGTCCGGAGATGGAGGTATAGTGGATGATCCGACCGCGTAAACGATGGAAAGGGCGGGAATCCCGCCTTTTCTTTTTCTAACTCAAAAAACTTATCATAATGAAAACGATCACTATCAAAAAACAGAAGTACATTTTAAAGTATACATTGCGCGCCTTCTTTATCTTCGAAAATCTCACAGGTAGGCAGTTTGCGTTCGGCCGGATGTTGGACGAATATCTACTGTTTTACTCTATTCTTCTGGCAAATAACAAAGATACATTCTTAATGCCTTTTGATGAATTTATAGAGGCGTGTGAGTCTGATCCGGTTCTGTTTCTCTCTTTCAAAGAGTTCTTCGTAAAAGAGATTGAATTACTTGAACAGGCAGCAGATAGCACAAAAAAAAAGACGACTCCGAAGAAGCGTGCAGTATCCGGGAACTCTACGCCCACGTTGTAGGTGAGGGCGGTATTGCACCTGATTATTTCCTCGACCGGATGACGCTCACAGAAGTTCGCTACTTCTTAGAGGGGTTAGGCAGGCGTAACCGGGAAAGCTGGGAGCAGACCCGGATCATTGCGTATGTCATCGCTCAGGCGAATAGCACAAAACAACTAAAGCAATCGGATATACTTCGTTTCCCATGGGATGAAGCGAAGGAAGACGAAAAGAAACGCACATCCGTTACGGATGAAGAAGTGAAACGATTGCGGGCAAAAGCAAAACTAATCGAAAAAGAAATGAATCATGTCTGATATAATAACACGACTATTACTTAAAACGAATGACTTTGACGCAAACCTAAATCGGGCAAAAGGTTCGGTTAACAGCTTTCAAGGCGGTATTTCCAGTATGGCAAAAACTGCTGGGGCTGGTATAATGAAGTTTGCCGGGACAATTGGCATTGCGGTGGGGGCTTATGAAGGATTCAATAAACTAATGAATAGCAGCCAAACACTAAGCGATGAGTACAATAGGACTATTGAAGGTCTAAAGGGTACTGTAGACAATTTTTTCTATTCAATTGGTTCAGGGGACTGGACACCGTTTTTTAATGGATTGGATGAAACTATACGGAAGGCTCGTGAGGCTTACAATGCGATGGATCAGCTTGGAAATACAAAGATGTCGTACGGCTATTTTAATATGAAAAATCAGGCTGAGTTTCAAAAGCAAATAACAATACTAAAAGATAAAGATTCAACAGAAGCTCAAAAAGATGAAGCCCAAAAGCGACTGGATGATGTTTTAAAGGATCAACGGGAAATTGTAGACCAACTCGGCAGACGATCTACGGAAGCGGTGCAGGCGCTTGTTGCTGCATCTACCGGAATAAGTGCGGCCGACGTATCAATGGTGAGTGTAGATCGAGTTTCCCGTTTCGATGTCAGTGCCATGGGGGACGCCGAAAAGAAACAGGCGGAGAAAGAGTATCAATACTTTAAAAATGTGGAAGCCGCACTACGTAAGAAATATACAAAGGTGGAGACTGTAATGACTGGGGCAGGCATGAATAGAAGTTGGTCAACGGTAAAGACGCTTGATTATGAATCTTATAATAAGGCCATGGCTCCCATGATAGCAAAATATCAAGATGCTATAGTATATAATGGTATGCTTGTTAAAGAGAGCGATGAATGGTTAAAGAAATTATATGGTATAAGATCAGAAGCATTTGCAGCCGAACAAGCCTACGAGTCAATGACAAAAACCGCAAATAGAGCATCGCAGGCAGGCGGGAAAGATTCAAAAGAAGACAAAGATGAAAAACCCTTAAAGGATACACTTGCATGGTATGATGCTGAGATATCCCGCCTTAATAAAAAACTGTCTAAAGAAACAACGATGCAGGCTCGTGCAACTGTTCAAGCTGCAATTAACGAACTCGAGAAGAAAAAGGTTAATATTAAAATAGTCGTTGAGCAGGAAGTTTTCAAAGGAAAATACGGTGACATGAAAGGTGGGTTACCTTCCATTAATCGTCCGGGTGATCAATTGGGACTAAAGCATAATGATACAGGTTTTAAATTGTCTAAATTCGAATCTCCTATCAAGAAAAAGGATATTGATTTAAATAAATTATATGCTGAATCCCTGGGTAGTATTGCAAATTCTTTCGGTTCAATGACTTCAATGTCCGAACAGTTTGGTAATGAAGGTGTATCTTTCATGTTTAATGCTATGGGTTCAATTTCTCAGATGATTGTACAACTTCAATCATTGGCAACCGCACAAGGGGTTGCAAGTGCTTTCGCTTTACCTTTCCCGGCAAATCTTGGAGCGATAGCGACAGTAATAGCGACGGTTACAAGCATTTTTGCAAGTCTTCCCAAATTCGAGACAGGCGGCGTTGTTCCCGGCATTTCATTCGGAGGCGATAAGGTATTAGCTCGGGTCAATTCGGGTGAAATGATTTTGAACGGTTCACAGCAAGCGAACCTATTTAAAATGCTCAATTCAAAGTTATACGCTGGATTGGATGTTAGCCAGCCAAATATTACGCCATCGGTAGGGCATCTTGCCAGGTTGATTGCACCATCTGAAAATAAAGTTCAGGTAGAGTTTGGAAAAGCCAGAGTAGTCGGGCCGGATATTATACTTTCTGTAAATAACACATTGAAAAAACAAGGAAAGAAACCATTATGAATTATGGCACAATATATACACTCCCTTTTCGGTCACGGAAAGGAGATAGTTGCTTGGTAGAAATCCAGAAAGAGGACTATACGGGACAAGTTACCGAATTGACAGGTAGTGGCGAAGCTCCTTTTTCCATTGAGATTGCAGATGATGATTTTCTTTATGTTCCTGTTCGTTTTTCAACGGCTACTATAAGAGTGGTTGGGACTGACTATTTACAAAGTCTTTACTCTACCGGATACAGGCAATATCGGGTAATATTTAAGCGGTCCGGGATAGTGATGTGGTGTGGCTTTATCAAGCCGGAGTTGTACACGCAAGATTATAGCGGCACAATTTTCGAATTGGAGATTGAATGTATCAGCGCTATGTCCGTTTTGGAATATATAGATTATAAAACCAAAAACGAGGCGGAAAAAGGGTTTGTAACTTTGTGGGAATTATTAACCCGTTGCGTTTCTGAATCTCGCGGCTCTTATTCAAACGTATATATTCCACATGTTTACGCAAAGGATAAATCGAATTATACGGCTTGGGCAAATGTTCTGCAGGATATGACGATAAGTGAACAGAACTTCTTTGATGAAGAGGACAAACCAATGAAATTAAAAGAGGTACTTGAGGAGATATGCAAATTCCTCAATTGGACTTGTGTAGATTGGAAGGGTGACCTTTACTTCGTAGATGTAGATCATGCAGGTGATTACTATAAGTACACATTGGACTTTTCCACATATACAACTGTGAGGGGATTTACTATCAGTGTCCAGAAAGTAACTTTTAGCGGCGATAATCATACGCTCGATATTCTGGGTGGTTATAATAAGGTAACTGTGAAAGACAGTAATTATCCGGTTGGAAATTTATTACCTGATGAGGATTTCAAGAAAGATAAAAAACTCCTGTCCAGATTAAATAGCCGCCTCGATAGAAGGTGTTACCGGAAATATCTCTACCCCAAGAATTGGGATATGTTTTTATACAACGAAGGGAAGATCATTACAAATAAGGATTTAGAGCTCTACGCCTATGGCGCCCACGAGTTCGAAGGCGGGATATTGGAAAGGTATTGTAACTATAAAATAGAGGATGGCAAACCGGATATATCCGACTATTCGTTTACCGATGTAATTCAAATTAAATGGCCTAAAGAGAGATACGGCAACGATGCGCCCAATGAAGGCGGAGGGAAAGTCATGACAATAAAGGGTGCGGCGGCTGTATATTCGACAGGTATATTTTGCGTATCCGGAAGTTATAAGTTTATAAATGTAGACGATATGATACCTTGGGATAACAGCAGTACGCCAACACATCTTTACGCTCAAATTCGTATAGGGAGCATGTATTACGGAAGCCTGAGACCGGGTGCCGGACAGCCGAATGAATGGGCGGCTAATCCTGGATATACTTTTAAACTGGATTACGATAGGACGGGTGCAAAGCAGGATTATTACCCTATGATAAATCAAAAAACTTTAGATATGCCCTATTCAGGGGTAACGGGAGTTATAATACCAATAGACCGGGTTTTGAGAGGTGATTTTGAATTTACGTTACTAACCCCTATCGGACAGTCGTTCCGAGTAGGAGGCGTACTGGTGAAAGGTTTTAAACTGTCATATCATAGGCCAGATGACGATGAAACATCTGACAACTCGGATCGTACGTATGAAAACGTCGTGAATGAAGATTACATTAACGAATTGGACGAAATCGAATTTAAAATATCCAGTTACAATAATGACGGTGCGTGCTACAGCAAAGTAATGTTAGGCGATAACTACCTAACCGACAATCTCTATTCTTCTATTGAACAGAAATTAGTCCGGCCGGAAGAGCATTTGATCCGGCGCATTATTAATCAGTACGGAGCTACCAAATTCAAGCTTACGCAAATACTGGTAGATGACGAAGCAATTACGCCTATCACAACTATAACCGATAAGTTCCAGCCAAACAAACGGTTTACGATCACGGGCGGTACAATTGACTTCGCAATGAATCAGTTTAATTGTAAGATGATTGAAAATGGTAGATATTAAAACTACATCCATACCCGCAAAGCCCCGGTCAAAGAACTATCCGACCGGGACTGTTATCACCCGGACGACTGGCGGCGTTACTGTTAACGGCGGAGGCGGTGGAGGTGCTTCAATTGACATTGTAAAGGCTACCGATACAAAGTCGTTTACCGATAGCAACGTACTGTCATCGCTCCGGACGCTGTTAGAGATCCGTTCGCGTATCATTGCCGAATCGGATACAACCACGGAATTAACCGATGATAATACGCTTTCTTCAAAGCGCACTTTAAAGGAGATAGATGTAGCGATAGAAGTTGCATTAAAGAAAATCGAAGAACTTTATATCAGCAAGAAAAACGATGATACCGCATCCGGTGTCATTACGTTTTTGCGCGGAATTATAGCGCATGCGCTTTCTTTATTTAAGAAAGGCGCTAGTTTTGGAAACTTTACGCCTGGTATAAGTGGAGCTATCATTGACGAAAACGGTGACATTGAAGCGAGGGGGCTTGTTTTACGTGGTTTCTTATCCGTTCCCGAGCTCCGGTATAATAGAGCGATAGTATTAAAAGGCCGGCAGATAATCAGTCCTGGCGGAGGATGCGTCATCGAGCAATTCATTACGGTAGATGAAAATACATGGCTGGTTCTTCCCGTATTGGAAGAAGGAGAAGCGTTATCTTTTAAAGTAGATGACATCCTGTTAGCATACTGGCATGACAAAGACTCACAATCCGGTGCATTCAAAGGATTCAGAGAAATGAAGTTCCGTGTAACGGCATTTTCCGGAGAGAGAGGATTCTTGGTTGTGCCTAAACCCGGAAGCGGATCTGTTCCAGCTACGTCTATGACACTTGCTCAGACCGGGAACTTTACCGATGCCGAACGTCAGACCTATATAATGATAGACTCGACATTAGGTAACAACAGCATAACCTTTTTTGATGATGCAAATACGTGGGACGTGGAACCGGCACAGGAAAAAAGCTGGATCGGGAAAAAGAAAAACCGTATCGTCGCCGGCATTGATTGTTCTAAATATTCCGCTGTATTTCAAAATGTCATCATGTCCGGTAAAATATTCCAGGTTGATGATATTACTGGGGAATCTGTCCGGGTTCCGATTGAGAAAGGAGAATATGTTTCCGGACAAAGATATGCATATTATGACCGTGTCTCTTATAATCGTGCGATGTGGCTTTGTGTGAATGAAAACGGAACGACATCGGAGCCTTCGGACTCGAATCAGGACTGGTTAAAACAAGCCTATGCAGTTGATTCATCTTCATACTGGCTTACTGCCAATGCCACTCAGGTGGTCATACGGCCGAACAGTGTCGTACCAATATGGACTATTGTTAACTGCAAGAAGCAGACGGGCGCCGGCCCTGTCGAGAACTGCGACTCTTTTTATCTTGCGACCAGAAGAGTAGATGCGGACGGTGCAAAGGTTACGGCAAGTGTTAACCCGACAAGTTCCACTATTGCAGCCCCATCAAAGACAACTACCGCTCTCTCTGTTCGCGCCTATGCTGTTAAGTCGGATGCGGAGGCGTGGAATAATAACTATGTAGATGAAATAGCATTCGGGATAGTCAAAGACGGGAGCGATGGTAAAGACGGTAAGGACGGGAGAATCTACGAATATATCTATAGAAGGACCGAAACAGAGACAAGCCCCGCTACCCCTGACGAACAATATTTAGCGTCCGGATGGACTGATGACCCGGTAGGGGTTGATTCTTCGTATGCGTATGAATGGGTGTCTCAGCGCATAAAAGACGGTGAGACATGGAGCGGATTCTCTGCGCCTTCCTTGTGGGCACGGTATTCTAAAGACGGAGAAGACGGTAAGCCAGGCGAGGGCGCTGTAGTACGTTGGCTTACGGCGAGTGCTACACAGGTTATTATCAGACCGAATAGTGTTGTGCCTATCTTTATAACAGTAAGATGTAAACAGCAAATAGGAACTAATCCTGTCGAGAATTGCAATTCTTTTTATCTTGCGACCAGAAGAGTAGATGCGGACGGTGCAAAGGTTACGGTCAGTGTTAACCCGACAAGTTCCACTATTGCAGCCCCATCAAAGACAACTACCGCTCTCTCTGTTCGCGCCTATGCTGTGAAATCAGATGCGGAGGCGTGGAATACCAACTATGTAGATGAAATAGCATTCGGAATTGTTAAAGATGGCAGGGATGGTATAGACGGTGTTGATGGTAAAGAACACGAATTTATCTACAAGAGAACAGGTACAGGAATAAAGCCTACCACCCCTGACGAACAATATTTAGCGTCCGGATGGACTGATGACCCGGTAGGGGTTGATTCTTCGTATGCTTATGAATGGGTGTCTCAGCGCATAAAGGATAACGGAATATGGGGAAATTTTTCCGTACCTTCTTTGTGGGCACGGTATTCTAAAGACGGAGAAAATGGGAAGCCGGGTACTGATGCCACGTCCTATTGGCTAACATCAAACGGAAGTAACTTTGCTTATTCATCAAGCGGCGTGTTTTCTCCTGGCAGCATCACTGTATATTGCAAGAAAAAGACAGGGGCCAGTGATGCGATGACATGCAGTGATTTTTTTATCAGGGTGAAAAAATACAGAAATGGAACAATTAGTGATCATGACTATTCAGGCTCGAAGCGATCCAGCGTAGTGATTACTCCAAGCTCCTACGATAGTTCTTACGTAGTGAGGGCATATCAAAATTTGAGCGATAATAATAGCTGGACCGATAATTTTGTAGCTGAATCAATCATAGGTGTCGTAAAAGATGGTCAAGGCGGCGGTTCCAGTGCACCCGGTCCTCCGGGTGAAGATGGTAAGCCGGGAACTGACGCCACCTCCTACTGGCTTACTTCTACGAGCACTACCGTTGTATTTAGAAGCACGGGAAGTGTTGTCCCTATGTTCATAACAGTGAGATGCAAGAAGCAGACGGGCGCCGGCCCTGTCGAGAACTGCAATTCCTTTTATCTCGCATATAGAAGAGTGGATAAAGACGGTACGAAAGTGACCGTGGGCAGCGCCCAGTCAAGCTCCACTCTAATGACGGTAACAGCGAGTACGACATCACTCGGAGCAAGGGCCTATGCTGTTAAATCGGATGCGGAGGCTTGGAATACCAACTATGTAGATGAAGTAAACATAGGTATCATAAAAGATGGGACCAATGGTGCAAATGGAGCAATGCCCCGTGTATGTGGAAGATATTCAAGCGGGGTTCCTTATGTTTGGGATGACAACTACAGGGATATTGTGTTTTATTCCTTTGGCGGCGTTAATTATATCTTTCAGGTTAAAGTCTATGGATCTTCCGTATCAACCCCGCCTGTGTCGGTAGACGGTGATGACAACTGGGAGCCCGCCAACCGATTTAGTTTCGTTGCTACAGATACGTTGCTTGCTGATGGTGCCAACATTGCGGACTTTATGTACAAGAATGGCGTAATGCGTTCTCAGAAAGAAGTAAACGGCATTCCTAATCTAATGCTGAACGGCAATACGGGGGAGGTAGATATAAGAATAGGTACATTTAGAGGAAAGGTAAACACACCATTTACCTTGCTTGGAGATTCTGACGTTCAAAATGTTTCCGGTATGACTAATACATTCCTACTAAAAGATAATCTAAACATAGCTACGAGTTGCAAATACATGTGCACGAATGGAGCTACCATCGTACTACCTACAGACATAAAGTATAACGGTGCTAATGTAACTATACTGGATTTTACTTATCCCCCGTATAATTCCGATATAGCCTATACAACTGTACTTGTTGAAGGCGGGGATACGTTCGGGAATACATTACATACAGAGTCGCAAGATCAGTCTCAATGGTTTGAATCAGACTTAATCAACATTCGTGGGGGAATAAAGGAATTTATTGCCGTTCCCGCTTACAGTACCAGCGGGACTTTTACTAAAGTTAAATGGTTTTTAAAGAAATAATATGATTATGAAGTATTTGGTATTTATTGCGCTATTATGCGCTTCGTGTGAGGGGAGCTTTATGCAAGACTTTCCGACAAAAGGTAATCACATTGGAACTTTCACAGACTCCGGTAATTCGGACTGTATTAGCAATATAGTTCTAACTACTGATACTACCTATAAGGAGTTTGATTATACACTATCAATCAATAGAACACAATGACGATGATTGACTACATGAAAAATCTATTTGTAGGTTTGCTAACCGGGTTAGCAGCCTACTTAAACCCGATCAGCGGAGATATTAAAAGTCTTGTTGCTCTTTTCTTCTTTAACTTCCTGTTTGGTCTGGCCGCCGGCCTACTGGCCAATAATGAAAGTTTCAGTTTAAAGAAGGCATTCCGGTGCATCATTGAAGCGATGGTATTTTTTCTGCTCGTAGCCGCTATTTACTTTATCGGCGATCACAAAGGAAATCCGGACGGGGCTTTACAATGTGTATCGTTTATAACTTACTCAATATTCTACTTTTATGGCGTGAATATTCTACGCAATTTGAAACTAATGGCTACGCCCGGAACTGCATTCTATAAAGTTGTATCGTTCCTGTATTACGTCGTTAGCGTCGAGTTCATCAAGCACATACCGTTTTTAACTAATTATCAAAAGGAGGCGACAAAATGAAGTATTTTACAATCAAAGAACTTAGCCACAGCGATACGGCCGTAGCGCGTGGAATTGACAATTACCCAACGGCCGAAGCTATACACAATTTAATAAAGCTGGTTGAGAATGTTCTCGACCCGCTTCGGGAAAAGTACGGCAAGCCCATCCGGGTAAGTTCCGGTTATCGAAGCGCTATCCTCAACCGGAGCGTTAACGGGGCAACATCCAGTCAACACCGGTTAGGAGAGGCGGCTGATATTACGGTGGGAAGTAAGGAGGAAAACCGGAAGCTATTCGAGATCATCCGGCAGGAATTGCCTTTTGATCAGCTGATAGATGAAAAGGACTTTTCGTGGGTTCACGTGTCATTCCGTGAAGGTAGAAACAGAAAACAAGTGTTGAAGCTATGAAACAGTCAATCTATATTATTGTATTGCTACCGGCAGTATGGCTTAGCTCTTGTGGTAGCCACAAATCAACTATGAAACAGGAAACGTCCATTGAATCTGTTGGCAACCATCAGAGAAAAGATACCACTTCTGTCAGTGAGCAGGTGAATAAGACGGAGAACGAGAATGTAGCCGAAACGGTTGAAGAAGTGACAACCGTTTATGATACCGATAAGCCAACCGATCCGGGCACGGGTAGACCTCCTGTCAAGTCCGAGACAAAGAAAACCACAAAGTGGGAAAGTAACAAACAGAAGCAGGAGGATAAATCCACGAACTTGAATCAGTCTGCTGTTGTGAATGATAATATAAAGGCGGTTGTTCAGGAAAGGAAGGAAGAAGATAAGCAAAAAGATGAAACGACAGTACCTCGGCAAATCGGAGGTATTATCTGGGCATTGGCTGTGCTGGTCGTGGTGATTATTGTGGGCTGGATGATTTATATATCAAGAAAGAAGTAGTATCTTTGCTAACAATATTAATTTTATCATGATATGGAAAATATTTATATAAAAGATAACGACAATAGGTTGATTGATTATATGAGTGATTTGCGTGGAGATGTAGCCAATCTTATTAATAGTAATATATGTAGAATGCAAGAGAAAGGGAGAAATATCACTATTAATAGTGCTGACGAATACAATAGAGATTTAATAGCAAGTACAGGATATGAAGAAAAGCAAGGGTTATATGATGTATTGATATTAGAATATAATCAGAAGTACCCAAATAAGCTATTGCAACGTTGGCCGTCTCATCGTTAATTCTATAGTTAAGGTAGTTAAATAAGTTGCCTATGTTGGGATCGGGGTGAGTTGTAATTTGTGGGAATGGTGATATACGCTCCGGATCATAAGATTCGGAGCGTTCTTAATTATACAGTTTTTATGTTAACTAACACATAAAGAAATTTTCTATTCTAATTAATTGGTTATTAATTTGCTCTATTAATATTATACAACTATGGGAAACGGGACATTTTCAGCAAAAATAAGAGCTATATCAATAACATGTTTAAATGCAGCTATAGGCGCTATAATAACTTTAATAATAACTGCATCATGGAACTATTTTGCCTCTGGGAATTTTACACCATTTTTAAAGAAACATTATAATGGAGTTATTATAGGAAAAAGTATTAAAGGATATGTCCTAAAAGACGGGATTCCTTATTATGATATTTTGGTAAAAAAAAGAGCAAGATATGTAGATATTGATTTAAATTTTTTTGATGATAAATTTTATAAAAATGTAGGGTATATTTTTATCAGAATTATCCCTAAGAGCGGACAAAAAGCAAGTACTACAGAGGTGTTTTACTCTGTCCGTAGTGACAATCATTTTAGAATAAGCAAAAATTTCTCTCGTGGAGTTTATGATGTATTAATTGGTTTCGTTTTTGCGAAAGACATTGATAACGATTATCCAGAGGTTTATTGCTGCAAAAACATAGAAATCACAGCCGGATATTAATGTATTAATGAATTTATTTTTATTTATTCGGTATAGCTTCTGTTTCTCCTTCATCCTTCGGCTCCCACGGTTTGATATGGGGCTTATTGTTGTTTCTTAAATTGACCGGAGTCGGGGCTTTTTCATTCAAAAGAAATCTTTCTGTACCCGAAAAACTGATTCCCTTATCTAAAATTTATAATTGTTCTCGGCTATCTATCCCTATATCTTTGCAATGTAAGCTTACAGAGATAGTTAATTTATAGGCGGGTTCCGAAAAGCCGAGAAGAGAGTAGGAGAGAAAAAACAATATGAACTATGGCAGTTAATAATGTGACATTTAATGGAACAGAGTATATAGATTCTAATGTATTATCCAATGCTATAATAGGAGTTTATGGTAGATTGGAAAAAGAAGACAAAAATGATATCCAAAAGGTATCTAATACTCTTTGGGGATATAATTTTAATGATAATGATAAAGTAAGTGCACAATTCAAGACTTTAGATGTATATCACATAAGTCGCGGATACAGTCCCTCCGGTCATTCTTTTAGTGTGTTTTTTACTAAAATATCCGATTCTAAAATTCGTATAATTTTATTAGGTCAACACAAAAACAGTAATAGTTACAATATTGATTGGTGGGATCAAAATGTAACCAACAAAGTTAAGACTATTGATTGTAGTGGGTCTATTATTCAACTTTAAAACCAGACAGTTGGCCAAATCCTAAATAGCCATAACTATTCTTTTCAAAGTAACATTTAAACAAGGGATGTGTCATTCAGTTTTAACACATCCCCTTTTTTATTGCTTTCAATCATTAAATAATCCCGTCATACTATCTATTATTTGCTTCAATCGTATCCAGCTTCCAACGCTATTAATATAATCTATTACTTTCCTATTTGCATCATCAACCTTCTGCCTATTGAAATCAATATAGATAGATGTTACCGAAGAGCCTATTTCATGCCCTAACGCTTCGGAAATGGTCTCTTTGGGTATATCCAAGCCTGCCGCTATGGTCGCCCATGTATGCCGCGCCCAATATGTCGTAATTTCTGGGAATAACGGTTTCCTTTCTTTCCTGCCTCCCCTACCCTTTCGTTTGAAATTTCCAATCTTCCGAAGACCTCTATTCATCGCCATCATATAATTTCTATAATTCCCGCCCGACGTTTCCATAGCGCTTAATAAATACTCTTTCCCTCTATATAGACTAATTATTTCCATCGCTTCCGGCTCAACCTTTACAGAGTACAATTTACCCGTTTTTTCACGCTTATATTCAATTCTATCACCTACAAGCGCTTTTACATTAAACAAGTCTATACCATTAATGCCAATAAGATAAATCATCAACATGAACATATCTCTATATTCCTTCTGGTACTCCTCACACTCAAAGTCACGTAATAATGCAAGTTGCTCAACCGACATAGACCGTTTGCGGGTCTCTTCCTTTTCTATTGTGAATTTTCTGAAAGGATAAAGCTCAGTTTCTTCATTATCTATCGCATAATTAAATACCGAACGAATATTCCTCAAATGAATAGAGCGTGTATTAACCTTCGTTCCTGCATCCGACATCCATCTATCAAAATTTTCAAGCCATTTGCGGGTTATCGTATCAAACGTGCAGTTTTCATCAAATGAAGCGATTTTATTTTTAGTTCCTACATAGCAATCAATCGTATTCTTTTTGGTTTTCGTAGCAATGAAATCATCTATGTAGTCTACAAACTTCTTTTCGGTTGCAGAGTTATTTTTAAGCGCCCTTTCGATTTGCTCTTTCAATGCCTTATCGCTTGTCCGCTTTAACTTCCCGCTTTCATCCAGAAGGATTATTAAAGTATCGACTTTGTTTTTTAGGTTCCTAATCGCTACGTTTCTAACTTTGTAGTTTTTGGCCTCTTTTGAGTACTCTGTTCCCGTCCATGTTTCAGGCGTAGCAGAAAACTCGGTACTAACAAGAAACTTGTTATTATGTCTCACATTAATCTTTATAGGGAATGTTCCGTCTTTCTTAGAACGACGGGTGTCGAGATAGAAACTAGCTGTTGCCATACTATAATATATTAGAAGTTTGGTGCAAATTAAGGTGCAAAATTTGCACCGGATTTGCACCACAAATATAATAAATACCTGTCAGAAGCCACCAGAAACGGTACAAGAAAAAGAGATTATGCAATAAAAAAGCCTTTTACGGTAGCGTAAAAGGCTGATTATCAGATAGTAGTGGGTACGAGAATCGAACTCGTATTACATGCGTGAGAGGCATGTGTCCTAACCGTTAGACGAACCCACCCGATTGAAAATTAGATTCAAAAAAGAGCTAAGCAATAAACTCAGCTCTTCTTTGTCATCTTAAAGTTGAGATTTGGTGCGGAAGCTGGGGGATTCGAACCCCCGGTACGGTTACCCGTACGTCAGTTTAGCAAACTGGTGGTTTCAGCCACTCACCCAAACTTCCTTTTTAACCGCATTTCCTCTCAAATGCGATGCAAAGATAGAGGGAACTTTTGAACTACGCAAATCTTTCTGCAACAT